GTCCCCCGAGCCCGAGAGCTGGCTGCCGATCTATTTCGAGCGCCGGGTCTGGGACCCGCTGGCGCGCCGGCAGCTCAGCGTCGAGGAGTGGGAGAAGAGCTGGGGTTTTAATGGCTGAGGTATTGCCGTGTATTCATTGCATTCCTATAATCCCTAAATCGTAACTCTGAAAGTATCCTTATGCTCAACGTCTTTGAAACCCAGGTTAAACCAAAATTGAGAAAATTCGAAGAGTGCTGGATTTTTACAGGTTGTACCTTCAAAAATGGTTACGGGCGTGTGCGTGTTGGCGGGAAAATCCTGCGAGCGCATCGAATAGCTTACGAAGCCGTTTTTGGGGTCATTCCGAAAAACCTAGAAGTTATGCATAAGTGCAACACAAAGTTATGCTGCAACCCAAACCACCTAAAAGTCGGTACCCACTCTGAAAACATGGCTTATTGGGCGGCGACTGGCGGCACCACTGCGCACGCGGTTGGGCAAGCTGGTCTTCGTGGTGTTTATAAGGAGAATAAAAGCGGAAATATTTATTGGACTGCGCGGGATTCGGAAGGAAATTACCTTAAGCGTTCCAAAGATTTTTTCGAAGCTTGCTGTGCTAGGAAATCTTGGGAAATTAAATCTGGGCATTACTTACGTTAACCGCCCGGAGTAACAAGCCAATACTCCGCTCGATCTATGCGTCAAGACTTCTTCCTCGAAGGTCGCTATCTCGGCACCACCCAGCGCGGTGCTGTGCAGCTCGACCGCGATGCCTGGGGTTGGCCGCTCTCCACCGGCTTTTTCTGTCGGGTGTGTGGGCAAGCTTACGCCCACTGCCCGGTGTACCGCGCCGACGGCTCACAGTCTTCCTGGCGCATGGTCAGCGGGGTGTGCTCCCGCTGCCCCTCCGACGGTATCAGCCCACCCGGCTCGATCTGGCATTACCCCGATCACCGCTTCCACGCGGAAGCGCCCGAAGCCCTGATCCGAGCTGAACTCTCCCTCCACCTCGCAGCCCTCGACAAGGCCCTCCATGCGAAATCGCCGCAAACGCCCTGACTGCAACGGCCGCTTTCCCTCCGACGCGCAGATCCGCCAACGCCAGCTCGCTTGGCTCATGCGGATCGCCGAAGGCGCGGAAGCCAATTTTTGCAGCGCTCTCAGCTGCAACGCCACCAAGCTCTCCGCGGAGGAATTCCGCGAAGTAAACCGGCTCCGTCAGGAGCTCTTGATCCTCTCCCGCTCCCTGCGGGATAAAGCGAAAGGTCTGAAATGACAGCACCCACCCCCACCCCGATCGCCCCCGCAGTCGCTGCCGGCCTCCCCGGCCTCAATTGCTTGCTCATGGGCCCAGCCGGCACCGGCAAAACCCACGCCATCGGCACGCTGGTTGACGCCGGTATTGAAGTCTTCTACACCGCCCTGGAGCCCGGGCTCGAAGCCCTGCTCGGCTATTGGGTCGATCGCGGTCTGCCAGTCCCCCCGAACCTCCACTGGCACATCGTCAAGGCCCCGGACGCGAGCTTCGGCGAGCTGCTCGACACGGCGACCAAGGTCAACACCATGAGCCTGGAAATGCTCTCGAAGCTCCAGGACACCAACCGCTCGAAGTACAACCAGTTCCGTTCGCTGTACGAGGTGCTGAACAACTTCACCGATCAGCGCACCGGCCAGAGCTTCGGCTCCGTGGACAAGTTCGACACCACGCGCGCAGTCGTCATCGACGGTCTGACAGGCATCAACACTGCTTCCATGCTCGCAGTCATCGGCGGCAAACCAGTCCGCTCCATGCCCGATTGGGGCCTGGCCCAGCAGCAGGTCGAAACCCTGCTCTCCAAGCTCTGCAACAACACCCGCTGCCACTTCATCCTGCTGGCTCACGTCGAACGCGAAAAGGACGAAATCCTCGGCGGGGTTAAGCTCATGGTCAGCACCCTGGGCAACAAGCTCGCGCCGAAGATCCCAGCGATGTTCTCCGATGTGATCCTGACCGTTCGCGAGGGCGACAAGTGGAAGTGGGACACAGCCAACCCGATGGCCGACCTCAAGACCCGCAACCTCGCCGTCAGTCAGAACCTCCCCCCGACGTTCAAGCCCATCATCGACAAGTGGCGTGCCCGCGACGCAGCAATCTCCGGCGCAACGCAAGCAATCGCCAAACCCGCTTGACACCTGCCCCACCACGGGGCATCATACCCACCCCGGCTAGCAGATCCCGGGGCAATCTGCACCAGCCATTCACCCGCCCCAAACCTTCAATCCTGGAGCTTTTATGACCACGTTCGATCCCGCATCCTTGTTCGACACCACCACCACCGAAGTCAACGACACCAAGATCCTGCCCATCCCCGAAGGCGAATACCTCGCAGTCATCGAGAAGGCCGAAGTCTCCACCTGGCAATCCCGCGACGGTACGAAGTCCGGCTTGCGCCTGGACGTGCACTACCTGATCGACGACGAAGGAGCCAAGGCCGCCACCGGCCGTGACAAGCTCACCGTCCGCCAAGGCATCATGCTCGACCTCAACGAAGCTGGCACCGGCCTCGACATGGGCAAGGGCAAGAACGTCGGCCTGGGTCGCCTGCGCGAAGCCACCGATCTGAACATCCCCGGCCAGCCGTTCGCCATGGCGATGTTCCCTGGCCGTTTGGTCAAGATCAAGGTCTCCCAGCGCCCCGGCGACGACGCCGAAACCGTCTACAACGACGTCAAGGGCGTCACCAAGCCTCACTAATCTGCGGGGCTAAGCCTTAAAAGTCGTGGCCCCGGACTCATACGGGGCTTTTTTGCTGGCGCGGCTGAAGGCGGTTAATCCGCCCGGTTTTTAATCGGCCCGTATGCGATTTTTACCCCCCGACCATACCACGGTATACCCCGGCGGGAAAAATCGAACCACGGGCCGGGGAACCCCCTCGCCGCGCCTCCCACATCCACCGCATCGCGCCGCCGTGCGCCGAAAGCCCGAAAATGCCTGAAATCGCTTTGTCCTCCATTGTCATCAAGCCCAACCGCCAGCGTCGTGAGTTCGACCCCACCCGGCTGCTCGAACTGCAAGCCTCGATCGAGTGGTCGGAAGGTAATCGCAACGCGCAATTGCAAAACCCGCCAGTGCTGCGCCGTGAAGGCGACACAATGGTGCTGGTTTCCGGGGAGAGCCGGCTCAAGGTCATTTCCGATATCTTCGCCCTCGGCGGGAGCTTCGCCCACAACCGCAAGCTCTATACGGCAGAAGCCGGTCTGGTGCCGTACACTGACATGGGGGAAATGTCGGAGCTGGAAGCATTCGAGGCTGAACTTGACGAGAACATCCGACGCAATGACTTGACTTGGCAGGAAAAAGCCGATGCGACGCGGAAGCTACACGAGCTGCGCGGGCTGCAAGCCAAGGCCCGGCAAGCGGCGATTGTCCAGGCGACTGTTGATGCAGGCGAGCCCGAGGAGGCTGCGCCGCAGGCCCCCGTGCACACTGTCCGCGATACTGCGATGGAGATCCACGGCCGGGCTGACGGGGACTTCCAAAATCGGGTTCGCAAAGAGCTGATCGTCGCCAAGCATCTCGACAACCCCGATGTTGCGAAAGCCAAGTCCGTCGACGAGGCTTACAAGATCCTCAAGAAGCAGGAAGCCGCATCGCTGAACGCGGAGCTGGCAAAAGTCGTCGGTGCGACCTTCAGCTCCGAAGCCCACCGCATTCACAACATGAATTGCCTGGACTTCATGCGCGGGGTAGCCGACGGCCCGGAGTCGGAGAAGTTCGACGTGATCCTGACCGACCCGCCCTACGGCATGGGCGCTGATACCTTCGGCGACGCCGGCGGCAAGCTTACCGGGATCGAGCACCACTACGACGACAGCTACGAATCCTGGCTCGCTTTGATGCGGGAATGGGCGCCGCTGTCGTTCGCTGTTGCCAAGCCACAAGCCCATGCTTACGTCTTCTGCGATTTCGACAATTTTCACAAGCTCAAGGAATTCATGCTCGCTGCCGGCTGGTACGTCTTCCGCACTCCGTTGATCGTCCACAAGCTTAACAGCGGTCGCGTACCGTTGCCAGACCAGGGCCCGCGCCGCCAGTACGAAATTATCCTCTACGCGATCAAGGGCAAAAAGCCTGTCACCCACATCTACAGCGATGTGATCAGCGTTGAAGGCGACAAGGCCACGACCCACGGCGCGCAGAAACCCGTCGCGCTGTACCAAAACCTCCTCCAGCGCAGCGTACGCCCTGGCGATCGGGTCTTCGACGCCTTCGGCGGTACCGGCACGCTGATCCCCGCAGCACACACCTACAAGTGCTCCGCGACCGTGACCGAGCTGAACCCGGAATACTACGGCCTCTGCCTGCGCCGTGTGCAAGACCTGAAGATCCTCGAAACCCCGGCGATGATCTAACCAGGAGCGGTCATGAGCTTGATCAAACCCTCCGGCCCAGCGCCGGCGCGTATCATGATCGTGGCCGAGTTCCCGTCTGACAGCGATGTGCGCTCCGGCCTCGCGCTTTCCGACGGGAACGGGCATACTTTCAACGATATGCTGAAAGACGCGGGGATTCTCCGCTCTCAGTGCTTCGTCACCTCCGCGCTCAAAGTCCGGCCGCCGGGCGGGGACGTCGAAACGCTGATCACTTCGAAGAAAAAGTCCATCAGCGCAGCCCACGTCGTCACCCGCGATCGGCACATTCTCCCGCTGGTCTGCGACCACATGCAGATCCTCGCGCGGGAGATCGAGCAGGTCCAGCCGAACGTCATCATCGCGCTTGGCAACGCGGCACTGTGGATGCTCACCGGCTGCTGGTCGATCACATCCTGGCGCGGCTCGATGCTGGAATGCGACCTCCCGCTCGGCCTGCCGTACAAGCCGAAGGTCCTGCCGACGCTCCCACCTGGGTTCGTCAACATGGCCTGGGAGAAGCGCGGGATCGTGGTGTCGGATCTGCGACGGGCTGCGAAGATGGCGCAGACGCGGGAATTGATCCGACCGGAGTATAATTTTATACTTCGACCGGACTTTGCCCTCGCTTGCCGCTACCTCGACCTGCTCCAGCGGCTTGTCGAAGCCGAGCCGACAAAGCTCTCGGTTGATATCGAAACCCGTGCTTATCACATCGCCTGCATCGGCCTCGCTTGGTCCCCGCGCGACGCGATGTGCCTCCCGCTGATGTGCACTGAGCGGGCTTCCGGGTACTGGTCTGAGGCCGAAGAGGCCGAGATCGTCTGGCGCCTTCGCCGGCTGCTCACCCACCCGAACGCGCAGGTCGTCGGCCAAAACTTCCACTACGACGCGCAGTACATCGACCGCTATTGGCTGTTCACCCCGCGCTTGGTGCGTGACACCATGATCGCCCAGCACTCGTGCTTCTCCACCATGCCGAAGGGGCTCGACTACCTCTCCTCGATGTACTGCGATTTCCACGAATACTGGAAAGACGAAGGCAAGGAGTGGAACCCAGCCATCCCGGAAGACCAGTATTGGGGCTACAACTGCAAAGACGCAGTCATCACCTACGAGGTCGATTCCGTCGAGCAATCCCTGGTCGACCAGCTCGGTGTCCGCGCGCCGCATGATTTCCAGCAGCGCCTCTGGTGGCCGGTCTTCGACACCATGCGCCGAGGGGTTCGCATCGACGAAGCCGCGCGGGCGCGCTTCCGCATCGCCGTGCAGGCCCAGATCGACGAACGCGAGCAGTGGCTCACCGCGGTTCTTGGCGAGTCGATCAACATCCGATCCCCAGCGCAGATGTGCAATCTCTTCTACATCCAGCTCGGGCAGCCTGTGGTCCTTGGCCGCAAAACCAAAACCCCTTCTACCGATGATGAAGCACTTAATCGAATCGCTGCTAGAGAGCCTGCGCTACGACCCGTCGTCGAGAAAATTCAGGAACTCCGCTCACTTAGTGTTTTCATGTCCACCTTCATCAATTCCGCTTGCGATGTTGATGGACGCATGCGATCAAGTTTTTCGATCCCAGGGACTGATACCTATCGTTTCAGTTCCAGCGCCAACGCCTTCGGGTCTGGGCTTAATCTTCAAAATATCCCAAAGGGAGGAGAATCAGACCGGCTGGCGCTGCCAAACATTCGAAGCATGTTCATACCCGACCCAGGGCGAACCTTCTTCGATATCGACCTCAGTTCGGCTGACCTACGAATTGTCGTTTGGGAAGCCGACGAACCAGAGATGAAAGCCATGCTCCGCGAGGGGCTGGACCCGTACACCGAAGTCGCCAAGGAGTTCTACCATGACCCATCGCTTACGAAAAAGGACCCGCGCCGCCAGCTGTTCAAGTCCTTCTGCCACGGGACAAATTACCTGGGTACAGCTAAGGGCCTTGCCGAGCGGCTTGGTCTCTCTGTCGCGGAGGCCGAGAAAACGCAAGCCTGGTATTTCGGGAAGTTCCCGCGCATCAAGCGCTGGCAGGACGATCTCAAGGATCAGGTCGTTAAGCGCCGAATGGTCGAAAACATTTTCGGATATCGCAGGTATTTCCTCGAACGTATCGAAGGAACGATCTTCAACGTTGCGGCTGCTTGGATTCCACAGTCGACCGTGGGCTGCCTCATCAATCGCGCTTACATGGCCATCGCAGAGCAAGAACCCTCGATTGAGGTTTTGCTCCAAGTCCATGATTCGCTTGCTGGGCAATTCCCCACTTCCGACGAAGAGCGCTGCACCCGGCGAGTGATCGAACTCGCAGAGATCCCCTTGCCGTACAGCGACCCGCTTGTTATACCTGTAGGCTGCAAAACCTCCCGGCTCTCCTGGGGCGATTGCGAATAACCAAGAGGGCTTCGGCCCTTGGAGATCTTATGCCACGACGCTTGGGGAATTGGTTGTCGAGCTTTCTCGACTACGCTTCATTCGGCGAAGCCCCTCGCCACATGTATTTCTGGGCAGGTGTCTCGGCAGTGGCCGGGGCCCTGCGCCGGAAGGTCTGGATTGATCAGGCCTACTTTCGCTGGTATCCGAATTTCTACATCTGCCTAGTGGCCCCGCCGGGGATCGTGTCGAAGTCCACAACGGCCGGGGTTGCGATGAACCTGCTGCGCCAAGTCCCCGGCGTGAAGTTCGGCCCGGATGTGGTGACTTGGCCAGCGCTGGTCGAGGCGTTTGCCGAGTCCGCAGAGACCTTCGACCTCGCCGGGGAATTCCACACCATGTCAGCGATGACGCTGGAATCCTCGGAGTTCGGGAATCTGCTGGACCCGCAGGATAAGCAGATGGTTGACCTGCTTGTCTCGCTCTGGGACGGGAAGCAGGGAACGTTCAAGAAATCGACCAAGCACAGCGGGTCGGACGACGTGGAAAACCCCTGGATCAACCTGATCGCCTGCACGACTCCGAGCTGGATTGCAGGGAACTTCCCGGAATACATGATCGGCGGTGGCTTTACCTCCCGGACGATTTTCGTCTACGCAGACGCGAAAGCGCGGTATGTCGCCTACCCCGGCCTGGCCGTCCCCGCGCACATCAAATCAATGGAGGCTGATCTTGTCAACGATCTGGAGCACATTAGCACGAAGCTGGTCGGCGAGTACCGCCTTTCGCCTTGTGCTATCCAATGGGGTGAGCAGTGGTATCAAAACCATTATTCGACGCGCAGTGCGATCCTCGACCCTGAACGCTTTGGCGGCTACATCGCGCGGAAGCAAACGCACATCCACAAGCTTGCGATGGTTCTGGCTGCGGCAGGGTCTGACGAAATGGTCATTACTTCGGAGATCCTGGAAGTCGCGTATACGATGATCACGGATCTGGAGCCGGACATGCAATTCGTCTTCTCCAAGATCGGGAGATCCGACACTTCCCTGTACGCCGAGCGGATTATCAACTTCGTACAGTCCCGCGGCGCCGTCCCATACCAGGAAGTCTACCGCTTCGTCCACACGCAGTTCCCGTCCATCCGAGACTTCGAGGACATTTTCGCTGGCTGCCTCCGCGCCGGATTCCTGATCCACATCGACGGGATGGTCCGGCCGGGCAATGCGCAGCTCCCAGCAGCGAAAAACGGCTCCGTAGAGCCGTCAGCGATCTTGCGTGGTTGAGATTATCGGCAGGCTTTAGCCGCTGTCACGCACGCGCGGTAAACCCCGATCAGCTCCTGAAGCTTCTCCGTCGTCGCCCCGAAGGAATTGTCGCGCAATGCACCAAGATCCTCGGGGCATTCAACCTGGATCAGAAGCGCCGCTGGGTGCGGCTCGGAGCTGTCGGTTGAGATCGTCCCGCACGCTGTCGTCATGGCGGCAATCCCGATAGACAGGAACTTCCACCATCCGTTCGCGGGTGCGCTGGATGACTGTCCGGGATTCTTGCTTTTGCTTGCTGATCGCATCAGCGGCTCCTTCAGCGGCAACGCGCCGCGTTTCCTTCAGCCATTGGGCCTTGTCGGCGGCCTGCGCTTTCGCCGCATCCTTCCCCGCGTTGTAGGCGAAGATCAATGCGACGACGCAGACCGCCGCTTTAAGGGTAAAATACGCGGCGTCCAGAGCGCGGGGGGACAGATTGAACATGGCACCAGCCTTTTGTTGCTGCGGGGTGTTCGAGCCATAAACCGAGGCGGGTCAGGACGGCCTGCCCGGCGTCGGAAAGTGCCCATTCGTCGAGATCCCCGTCGGGGTCGTACAGATCAACAGCGCGAGCCATCAAATGGTTGCTACGCGGGGCCGCGTTCGGGATGCGGGCATTGATCATGGGGGGACGCCAGCCGCTGGTGATGATCGACCCGGTGCGTGGGCTGCGTTCGAGGGTGACCCCGGCGGCCGCGGCTTCGCGCAGAAAAGCGTTGGTCAAGTCAACCATGCGCTCCGCATTGCTGCGGATTTCGGTTGACAGAGCAAGGGGGAATTGGCGGTCCCGATCGAGCCAATAATCCTTGAGAGTAACTTGCATGGCAGCTCCTTAAACAACACCGAGGAAGATGTAATGCGGAATGGCGAGGCTGTAGGGACGGACACGTCCGGCAGCCGTCACCATTTCATTGGTCCCGCCGTTTGATCCGATCCACCGCGTTTCAACCTGACGGTAGGTGTCCAAAATCGAGCCTGTTTCCATGTCGGCGGCGGCGGTTTGAAACCCACCGTTACCAATGGTGTCCCGACCTGCGCCAGTGTTGTACCAATCCACGATCACACGAGATGCGGCCTGAACCGAGCCGACCACACGGCCAGGGTCAACGGTCTGCCCCGGCGCCCACATCCGCAGGAACGCGCCGCCATCCGGCGTAAACAGCGGGATGCGTTTGCCAGCATTGAAGTCAGCCAAGGCCGTTGCGCCCCGCGTCGATGGCGCCCCTGCGCTTGTGAAAATCGGAACGCTTGCAGCCGGGAATGCCCACATCTGTTCGTAGAGCAACCAGGTATCCGCGTTAGCCCGAGCCGTAGCGCCAGACGCTGCATTGCCAATCGTTTTGCCGTCAATCAGCAACCAGCGCGGCGAACCTGCAAGGCGGGCTTGTGCGCTGATCGTCCCCGGTGGGATGATGGTGTTGATGACGGCGGCAAACTCCGCGAAAAATTCGCCCTTGCGAAGCAGGTCCTCTGGAGCGGAAGCGGCGACGGAGCTTTTCGGCGGGCTGCTGAAGGTCTTGACGCCCGCGATTGTCTGGTTGCCCGTAAGCCCCACACCACCAAGTGCTGCGAGATTCTGCGCCGGCTGGCTCCACTGCAAGACCCCGGTGATCGTGCTTTGCCCATCCCGGGTGACGCACTGGCTAAGCCCGCCTACCAGATCGTTAATGACCGAGTTGAAATCCGACGCTTTGATCGTAGTGCCCGGAACAGCCGGAAATACCGGCGGACCTGGGGGGCTGAAAACACCTGAACCGTTAAAGGGCATGATAAATCTCCGATCGGACTATTGTCCTGTTACTCCGCCCGGTCTTCGTTGTTGACCTGCGACAAAATTGCCCCTGCAGTCGCTGCCAGCGCCATCGCCTTGCGACTCATCACCGGCTGCTTGGCCAGCTCCGCGAGGATCTTCGCACCTTCCGGGGTTGTGATGAGCTGGTCGAGTTCGCGGAACGTTTGCTGCATTGTAGCCGTTTCCATGTTCCGGGCAGCGCGCTCGAAGGGGAGGAAGCCGAAAATCCGCAGAGCATTCGCTCCGTAGTGCTTTTCCGCTAGTTCGACGATTTGCTGCTGGGTCATGCCGCCGAGACTTGCAGGCTGCGACCGCGTTGCCTTGACAATCTTGGCGAAATTATCCAGCCCGCGCAAGGCGTCAGCAGGACGCAATCCGGCCCCTTCCGCAGTCGCTGTCAACACATCGCGCATAGCGGTGTATTGCTTAACCGGGGCGAAAAGCGTGTCGTACAGCACCTTGCCCGCATCGCGGTTCATCGCCCGGCCGCCAGAGCCGATACCGGACTCGAAAGCATCTGCGATCTTGCCGGAGTAATAGGTC